TGCATTAAAGTTTTACCTAATCCGCAATCTGCGAATATAGCAGCTTTACCTTTTGCCAAGGCCCATTTAACGATATCTCGTTGGAAGTCAAATAAATGCTTGTTTAACATACCTGCGTCAATAACAAATCCATGAGATTCTGACATTTTAGACTTGGAGTTGATGAAAGCGTTATAATTCATCGACAGACGCCTTCACAGATTCATACTCAGTAAGTAATGCCGAAAATTCTGGATTATCTTTTGCAAGTAACCGATACATAGTCAAGCGCTCAGCGTTCTTAGCCTTTTGCTCGAGTTTATTTTCGATGTCCTCTAGCTTAGCTCGATCACTCTCGCGCTTATCGCATTTAGAGGTATCAACAACAGCGATAACCTGCTTAACGATGTTCCCTTTAAAACCTTGCATCCGAACAGTATCGAGGTCTTTTGCTTTTTTCAAAACACGAGCAAGACCTAAGCCGTTTCTTGATTTAACAACAACCCAATCACCAACACCAATGTTATCGATTGGAACATTTGTATCAGATTCGTAATATCTAAACCAAAATTCATCTGGGTTATGCACAGGCGTGTTGTTTTGCCAGTAATAATCACTGGTATCGTAAGTAACTAATAGGAATTCCATAATATGTCCTTTCTGTGGTATACTTTAAGTGGATATTTTTCTAATTTGAGCTTGTTGATGTTGCCGCATCATCAGGCTCATTTTTCATGCCCAAATCCTCACATTCATCAGGAATGCAGTATTCTTTATTTGGACATTTGTTACAGTTTCGCAATTTAATCACCACCTTTCAAAGCGCTTAAATCAAGCACCATCTCAGGCTTTCTAGCTTCCCATGTGTAATAATCTAATCCTGCTTCTTTTAGCTTATCGGCAGCAGCTCTACCTGTTTGTGCTTCATCAATAATTCTGTAAGCACTTTGTCTAGCATTACGTACTTTTGCTAGTCGTTCCACGAACGGCTTTAAGAGTTCACAAATGGCCGCCCAGGATCTTGTCGGATTATGATAGAACATCAGCCCTTGACTAATCATACGATTTATTAAGAAGTCCGAAGTCGGAATACTAGCCAAAACGCTATTGCCAAATCTCGCTTGCCTAATTTCCATAGCTGCTTTCCGTGCTTCAGATAGAGCATCTTCTAAACGCTTAAAAGCATCTAGCGATTTAATTTCTTTAGTTAATAGAGCTTCGTATTCATTTTCAATTGCATCGGCTTTGTCACAACTGACACGATCTACGAAGTCCCTTACCTTTTGTCTACTGACATAATGTTTTGTCATTTTCTGCCTCCTTTTTAGTTGTAATAAGGGTTTTTACAATAATCGCCGTGAGTTCTTACTCGCGGGATGTACGTGACATTTTTCTGCTCCTCTGCATCCATTTCGGTTTTATCTTTGTAAAAGCCGTATAGGGATATAACCAGTCCAATTAACGATTGCAATATAAACTGTTCCCAACCGATTTGGTCTACTTCCAAGGCCCCCATAGAGCCTGCAATGAGGAACGTCCCTAATAACATATAGCCCATAAATTGATCTCCTTTATAACATCATCATTGATAAAATAGATGCTACTGCTGCTGCAGCTAAACTCAAGTGCATTCCCACGTCAATCCATGTCATGATTTACATCTCCTTTAAACCTTTAAAATAACCAAGATCGTGCCTAAATCCAGAATGATACACAGTCGATACCTGACAGTTTGACATGTCGGTACTTTTAACATACTTGATGGCCTTCCGAATGGCGTTGTCAATTAATCGCGTTTTTAAGTTAGAAAATCCCCAATTTGAGGTGCCCAACTCTTTAAGCTCCATCAGCGCCCATCGTTTTGTATTACATTTTCTGTCGAGGCTATATTGAAATCCACCTACGATTCCTTTAATTACGGATATTGTGTAATGATAGGATGTGTTACTCCAGTTCATGATTAATTCCTCCTAATGAATTCCTGCGGATTTAAACTCCGCATCAACTACTTTTGCATCCCATCCAAGCGAATGGACAAGGAACGTCCTAAACCCTTCTTTGTCAATAACAAAGCTACGGGATTTCTTACCTGGCGACTGCCAAGCATATGCAAACGGAAATCGGTCTCTTGCGATGCCCTCTCGGATAGCTGTTAGGCTAACACCGAGCACGGTCGACATTTGACTTACCGAGATAACTTTATTGACCATTTATTAACCTCCTTTTATTCTAAATAGCGTCAATTTTCGGATTGTAATAATCCGTCTCCCAAAAGTCTGTATCCTCGACGGACTCAACCCCGAGAGCGTGACAAATGGCAACAATTGTACCCATGTGGACTGAACGCCCTTCAATTGCACGATTCAATGTTGACCTTGAAATCTCTGCGGACCTAGCTAAATCTGCTTTTGACATGCTTAACGCGTCTAATCGTTCAAGTATGGCATCGCCGTACATTCTTGTCGTGAATTGCTTTTGCCTCATACTTGCGCCTCCTTTTAAGTTGCCTAATTAGGAACCTCTAAGTAAAAATAAAAAGTTGCCTAAATAGGAACCTTTAATGTAAAAAAAATACGTTCGCATCAAGGTCATAGGTTATACACAACGTGCGCATTTCCTGTAATGTGAAGTCTGTGTTGATGCGGTTAAGCTTCTTACTGAAAGTATTTGGCTTAACCCCTATCACCTTTGCGGCTGCGGTATTAGAAATATCATTTTCTACCATAAAGCCTTTAAGCTTTCGATATGGAGAAATTGTTTTACGTGGTATCATATACCCCGCCCCCCCCTTTCAATATCAAATTGTTCTATCGGCTCCCCTTTAAGTGTTGCCGAGTTGCCTTATGGGTACATGATAACACCGCCAAAAGTTCCTGTCAACAACATTTTTGTGATTTCTTATAAATTTTAATTGCCTATTAAGGAACATTTGAAGTATAATATAGGCAGGGAGAGGGCTTGATTGAGGAAAGGTGAATTTTAAAATGCTTAGGAACATACGTACAGTTTCACAGGTTAGAGACGATCAATTAAAATTTAAGATAGGCCAACGATTAAAAGAACTACGCACCGCACAAGGCCTAACTATTGATGCACTTCGAGAAAAACTTTCATTAGAGGTTCAAAAAGCCGGAATAGATATAAAAGGTGAAGGCGTATCCAAGAGTATGATATCTCGATGGGAGAACGGACGGAGCCAACCCTCCGCCCCATATATTCGCGCATATGCAACACTATTTAATGTTGATATGAACTATATACTAGGGAAGGACTTACACCACGAGGCAGTCCGGGTAACTTCCTCAAAAGCACAGGCCCAAACGGACTTCATTCATGATTTGTATCGATATATCAAAACTGCATTTCCATTGACCGACGATATCGAAATTAAAAGACTACGAAATAATGCAGCCCATGGGCTGATTGAAGAACACAAGGAGTATCTACCAGCCATATTGTCTGAGGACGATTCATTTTACCTAGAAGCAAATAAAAATTCGTTTGAAGAGCTTATAGTAACTACCTTAAGAGAATCCCTTCCGCTTGCTACAAAGCCAATGATTGATAAATATAGAGAAATTGGCGCCATTATATCTCATTTAATGGAGGATACCGATACTTTTATCCGTTTTTTCCTAACAATTGGCCAACTACAGAGCCGAGGCAAACTTGATTCATTTTTAACATTTACTATTGATCAATTCTATGAACCAACAAAAGATATTAAAGAACTTGAACTCTCAAGGGATTTTATTAAATACCTAAAAGCATACAGTGATAAATTGAAACAAAGAGAGGAAAATTATGAAGACTAAGTCAATTATCGCTATTCCTATTATTCTTATAGTCGTCATAGGCGTAGCCCTATTCGCCCTATGGCCTAAACCGTCTATTGAGTTTAAGGACGAGTCTGTGCTTGGCCACACCGTAACCAGCGTAGTCCTTGAGGACTGGACACTTACATCCGCGCAGGGTGGAGAGAACTCCACTCTTACCTTCCCTAATGGGAAGTCTGTACAAGCGCATTGGCAGCTCGTGCAGACCGTACCGCCTGCACGCCGATTCGATATATTCCCTGAATCGTTCTTCTACCACACCATATACGTGGCACCGGTTCAGCCAGGACTCGTTGAGTACATTAACGCTAATAAGCCTACAGTTACCTACTACCTCAACGGAGAGGCTAAACAGATTCAATTTAAATAAGATGTAAGCCCCTATCCGATACTACTCAGATAGGGGCTTAGTTATAGGAAGGATATGAAATTATGGCCATGAAACGTGCTAACGGCACTGGCACCGTATATAAGATGAAACATAAGACCCTACGCAAGCCATATCGAGCCGTGGTGACGCTTGGATATAACTCCGAGGGTAAACCCTTACGAAAATCCATAGGCACCTTTGCAACGCAAAAAGAAGCATATAATGCCCTATCGGCTTATGATGCTAATGCTCCACAATATGAAGTCAAGGCTACTACCTTTGGCCAATGCTGGGAATGGATGATTGAGGATAAGACCAGACTGGGGGTTAACCTTGAGAAAAGTGGCTATGTTTACAACAAGCCGAAAGTAGAGCATTTGATGAGGGTTCCTATCAAGGATATACGATTAACCCACCTACAGGATATTATTGACAGATATAGCGACATGAGCCGCACAGCGTTATCACAAATCAAGACCGTACTGAAATCTACTTTTGACGTAGCGATAAAAAACGACATAGTAGATAAGAATTATGCCTCTCTTGTTACCTTGCCTGCTAAGCCTAAATCAGATATGCACAAACCGTTTACCCCGGCCGAAATTTATAAGCTGTGGGAATTGTCGGATACAGATCGGAATGCACGAGTATTATTAACGTGCGTATATACAGGTATGCGGCCAGGTGAAATTCAGAAAATCAAATTAAAAGATGTTCACATTAAGGAACACTATATGATTGGTGGAATAAAAACCGAAGCTGGCAAGAATCGCATCATACCGATAGCGGACTGTATCATGCCTTTTATAAAAGAATGGTACCGCAAAAGCAGCTTTGAGCGAGGTGAATACCTTATGCCAAGCGATATTCCTAAAAATCTAAGGCCCGCATTGAGCGTGTATTTGAACCGTAAATTCGATGATCACCGGCCACACGATGCTAGACATACCTGTGCTACATTACTGATTCATATCGGTGTGGCGGAGTCTACGGTTAAGACAATATTGGGGCATAGACATTCCGACGTAACTAACCAGGTGTATGTACACAGGGATGCCACCGTGTTAGTAGACGCGGTAAATAAATTACCGTCTCGAGATGAATTATTGCGAGATGAGTTTCAGGCGTTAACCTATGCTAGAGGTTGAGCAACGGTTGAGCAACCGTATCAGTTTTATCTAATTTTAGACAATTTCAAAAATTAAAAAGCCAGTAAACGCCTATGTTTACTGGCTTTTTAACACTGCAATTTTTGTATTGCACACAGCATATTGTTTAGAGAGTAAAGATGTGTTGTAGTTGAAAGATTTAGAAATAATGAATTATT